TCGGCGCGGCGACGCTCCAGCCTCGGCTGGCCGTGCGCGTGGTCGGGTAAGGGAGACAGCATCATGGCCAAACAGACCACCACGCTCTCCAGCGCCGTCACCGTCAACGACACGTCGATCGTGGTCGCCTCGGCGACTGGGCTCGGTGTCGGCAACATCATCGTCATCGATCAGGAGGTCATGCAGGTCACGAAGGGCTGGTCGTCGGGGACGACCGTGCCGGTCCTGCGTGGTCGCGATGGAACCGCGACGGCCGCGCACAAGAGCGGCGCGATGGTCACCATCATGCTCGCGTCCGATCTGCCGACGCCGCTGTCCCCGCAGACGTTCGTGCAGTACCAGACCCAGAAGCCGAACGTGCGGACGTCCTACAGCGCGTCGGGCGCGATCACGTTGCCGAATCCGGGCTCGGATGCGACGGCGGTCCTCAACGGCACTGGCGCATTGGCGATGACCGTAGCCGCGCCGACGGCGGACATGGACGGCTGCCGGCTGACGATTGTCGGCAACGGCAAGGCGGCGCACACCGTCACGGTGGCGACCGGGTTGGGCGCGGTCGGCGCGACGGCGGACGTGCTCACGTTCGCCGCCGGGCAGCAGATGGCGGTCGACCTCATCGCGGCGGGCATCGCGTGGCAGACGCCGAGTGTCGTGGCCGGCGCCGCGACCATCGCTGGCGCGGGCATCGCGTAAGCGGCGCTCGATCTGGACGGAGACGGGGCGGCTCCCTTCATGGCCGCTCCGCCCTTCGTTCCTTCTTTTGACGCACAAGGAGCCGACCGATGGCCAAAGTGGAACCGACCGAGAAGGAAATCGAAACGAACGCCAAAGAGGCGAACGAGCGCAGCCCGAAAAACCCGGCGGATGCCGCACGCGCCAAACTGCTCAAAGAGGGCAGTGTGGCCGATCGGCAGGCGGAGATTGCGAAGCTCCAGGCGGAGATCGATGAACTCCAGAAGCCGCCGCACGCGGAGTTCCCGAAGATGAAGTACCACCCGGATCAGCCGGCGACGACCGTCTACGACGCCGAGCAGGAAAAGAAGCTCGGATCGGGCTGGGTGGACACGATGGACGAGCTGCCGGGCGTGAAAGCGCGCACCAAGGGCAGCCCGAAAGCGGCGGAGGGCCCGGCCAAGATCGCGCATGACGAAACGGCCGCGGGGCGCCGGTAATGGGCGTCCAGATCAGCCCGGATTCCACGACCGGCAAGATGCTCCGTCGGTGGGACACGCCGAAGACGCGCCTGGTCGACCCGGACGCGTTGCCCGGCGATCCCTTCTACAACGTCTACGGTGAGCGGCCGGACGGCAAGGAGGAATACCCGCGGATGCTCTACCGCGCGATTCCGCATCCGCGCACCGGCAAAACCGAGAGCTACCAAGGGCCGCCGGACGCGTTTTTCTACCCGACGCAGCCGGAGTACGACCGCGCGGTGCAGGAAACCGAGCAGTTCAACAAACGCGTCACGCTCGTCGTCAAGGACGAGTCGCAGTTTCGACGGGCGTACACCGACGGCTGGCGTTGCTCGGTCACCGAGGCGCTCGAGCAGGCGGAGCAGGAGGCGCGACATATCGGCAACCTCGCCGCGGAGCGGGCGTACACCGATCAGCGGATGAGTGCACGGGCACAGGCCGAAATGGCCGCGGCGGAAGCCGAGACGCACGAGCATCTGCCGACGTTGCCGGCGCCGAAGAAGCGCCCGTATCGCCGGACGGTGACGCCGAAGGCCCCCGCGGCCACGGAGTAGACCGATGGACGTCCCGGCAAATCGCGGGGTCATCATTGCCCCGAGCGATACCGTCAACATCGTGGATCCAGCGCGCGATCCGCTGCCTGACGCGATCTATGTCGGCGGCGCCGGCATCGTGGCGGCCGTGTTTCAGGACAACAGCGTCGTGAACTTCACGGCGGTGGCGGGCGAGATCCTGCCGATTCGGATCAAGCGCGTCAATCTGGCGAATACCACGGCGACGCTCATGGTCGCGCTGTTTTTGGTCTGACGTGCTGGCCGCGCTGGTGATCCTCGTCGTGCTCGAAGGGCTGCACGTCGGGGTCAGTCTCTGCGTGCTGCGGGTGCTGCAGCAGAAGGGCGGCCCGCGGCTGTCGGGGCCGCATGGTCCAGTGCGGTAATCCGTGGGGGCCAATGCGCAGGCGTTCCGCATCCAGCGACTGACCCTCGGGGCGGGTGTCTTCACCCCGATTCGGCCGCCGGCGGTCTTCGCGTCGGTGAGCGTGGGCAACGGCACCGCGGATGACCTCCAGGTGCATACGAACGAGGACCAGACGGAGTTTCTGAACATCGCGCCAGACTTCGAACGCGCCGTGCCCGTCAACACGCTGGGCGCGTTCGCGTTTCCCGAAATCGCGTTCTGGCTGAAGTCGCCGGTGGGGGGAACCGTGGTGTTGGTGTGGACGACCTGAGATGAGCGGCCGCGTCTATCAGAGCGACGGCGTCTATCCGATGGAAGGCGGCACGACCGCCGCCGGTGGCGGGATTGCCGTCTCGCTCGATGGGAACACGGCCGGCGCGTTGGCGCTCGTCTCGAGCGGAACGTTCATCCTGGCCGGTGGCAACAACATCACCGTCAGCCAGAACGGCCAGAGCGTCACGATCTCCGGTGCCGCTGGTGGGGGCGCGGGAGACGGCGGCAACATCCTCGCGGCGGGGACACGAACAGCCGGCTCGAACAGCTCCGTGCTGTTCTCCAACCTCAACGGCATCAGCTTTGGTTTGGATACGGTCAACGGCTCGGTGATGACGGCGAGCTACACCGTCCCGAGTCAGAGCGTGCAGACACAAAACTTCGTCGCGGTCATCGGATCCGGCGCGAACGGCAACGGCACCTTCACGTCAGGGACGCTCTCGCTCAAGGCTGGCAACAACATCACCCTGAGCACCGGCGCGAACGTGATCTCGGTGCATGGTGTAGCTGCCCAGACGGTGCAGAGCCAGAACTTCATCGCGGCGATCGTCTCCGGGGCCAACGGCGACGGGACGTACACCTCGGGCACGCTGTCGGTCAAAGCGGGCAACAACATCACGCTCTCGACCGGGGCCAACGTCTTCTCCATTCATGGGGTCGCGGCCCAAACGGTCCAGACACAGAACTTTGTGGCCGTGATTGGCTCAGGCGCGAACGGGAACGGCACGTTTACCAGCGGGACGCTGACGCTCGCCGCCGGGAACAACGTGACGCTGTCGACGGGTGTCAACGTCATCAGCATCCACGGCGGGGCTGGCGGCGGCGGTGGCGGGATCGGCGAGGAAGTGCGCGGCGCCAACGGTACAGCCACATTCACGAGCGGCACGATCACCGTTGCGGCCGGGAACAACATCACGCTCAGCACGGGTGCGAATGCTTGGTCGATCCACGGCGTCGCCGCGCAGACTGTCCAAACCCAGAACTTCGTCGCCGTGGTGGGGAACGGCGCGAACGGGACAGGCACGTTCAGCTCGGGCTCCGTCTCCCTGGCGGCGGGCAACAACATCACGTTATCGACCGGCGCGAACATCGTCTCGATTCACGGCGTCGCCTCGGCGCCGGCGCAGCAGACGCTGTCGGGCTATCACCCGTACGACGAAGGCGTGCAGGTGGCGGGACAGGTCGGCCAGGGCTCGCTCCACATGCAGCCGCTGCAGATCCCGATTGTGCAGTACGACCGGGTGGGCTTCTCGATCAACTGGACGAATGCGACGAACTCCAGCGGCAGCGCCACGATCTCGCAGTGGGTGGGGCTCTACACCAAGAACGCCTCCACGCTCTCGCTGGACATCAGCACGAGCACGAGCGTCGGGATCACGTTCGCCGGCACCGGCGGCAACCAGTCGCTGCAGGCGGGCCCGCGGCTCTTGACCGTGCCGTGGACGCAGACGCTGACGAAGGGGAACTACTGGGTCGCGATCCTGACGCGCACGACATCGGGGAACACCGACGGCTCGTTTTCGCAGTATCTGCTCTCGGATATCGCGTCGGCCTACTCGGGCATCTTTGGCGCGGCCAGTAACGCGACGGCCCAGCGGCGGCTAGGGCTCGGCGTCTACACGGCAACGACGAACGCCATCCCAGGGTCGATCGCGTTTTCGCAGTTGAACGGCACCGCCACCGGCGTCGGTCGCCAACCGATTTTTCTCTTCGGGAGCGGCACGGCATGAGGCCGCAACTCATCGCGCAGGACTTCGGCGGGGCCCACAACCAGGATCTCGCGCACACTTCCGCGCGCTTGCTCCAGGGTGGGTCGTGGAAACGGCAACGGATCGTCGTCATCCTGCCGGCCGATGCGCTGATGCCGGCGAAAGCGGCGCTCGCGCACTGGAACCTCATTTTTCCTCCCAACAACGGCGTCGCGCGGATTCTTGCGCAGGGGATGGAAGTCGGTGACGCCTACTCGACCGCGATCGACCAGGTGCTGGCGCATCCGGATCTCTCGAAGTGGGAGTACCTGCTGACGATCGAAGCCGACAACCTGCCGCCGCAGGACGGCGTGATTGCCCTGTTGCAGCAGATGGAGCGCCATCCCGAACTCGCGTGCATTGGCGGCCTCTACTTCACGAAGGGCGAGGCGGGCGTGGCGCAGATCTGGGGCGACCCAGCCGATCCGGTCGTGAACTTCCGCCCGCAGGTGCCGCAACCCGGGGCGCTGATGGAGTGTTGCGGAACGGGGATGGGTTTCAACCTCTGGCGACTATCGATGTTTCGCGATACGCGCCTGCCGCGTCCGCTCTTTCGGACCATCGCCGGCACAGAGGGCGTCGGGACACAGGATCTGGCGTTCTGGGGCGAGGCGCGCAAGCACGGCTACCGCTGCGCGATTGACTGCGCGGTGCGCGTCGGACATATCGACGCCGCAAGCGACATGGTCTGGTAATGGGGAAAGCCGCGAAGCTCAAATCTGTCGCGCCGCTGCTGAAGCTGGACCTCGGTTGCGGCAAAAACAAGCGCGAGGGCTTCCACGGCGTCGACGTGCGTCAGTTCGAGGGTGTTGATACCGTGCTTGACCTGACGCAGCCGTGGCCGTGGGCGGATGGCTCGGTCGCCGAGGCACACGCCTCGCATTTCCTCGAGCATCTCACGGGTGAGCAGCGCATCCACTTTGTCAACGAGCTCTATCGGGTGCTGCAGCCCGGCGGGACGTGTCAGATCATCGTGCCGCACTGGGCGAGTTGCCGTGCGTACGGCGACCTGACCCATCAGTGGCCGCCGGTCAGCGAGTTTTGGTTCTACTACCTCAACAAAGACTGGCGCGCGACGAATGCCCCGCACAACGACGGCTACACCTGCCACTTTGAGGCGACCTGGGGCTATGCGCTCCGGGCCGATCTCCTGATCCGGCACACCGAGCATCAGCAGTTTGCGCTGAGCAACTACAAGGAAGCCGCGCAGGATCTGATTGCGACGCTGGTGAAGCGATGACGGTCCTCGATCTGCTCACCGCCGCGCTCGCTGAGTTGAACGTCTACGACGCCGGCACCCCGATTCCGCCGGACCAGGCGCAGTTCGCGTTCGACCGCCTGAATGACTACCTCGACGCGCTGGCGACTGAAGGGCTCATCGTCTATCAGGTCAGTCGCGTGACGTGGACGCTCACACCGAGTGTGGCGAGCTACACCATCGGCACCGGCGCCACGATCAACGTCGCCCGGCCCGTGAGTCCGCAAGCCATCGTCAACATCGGGTTTCAGGACACGTCGGTGAGTCCGGTGCTGGAGTACAGCGGCCTCGCCATTCTGACGCCGGACGAGTACGCGGGCCTGTCGCTGAAGACGCAGATGAGTCCGTATCCAACGCGGTTCTACTACAACCCAACCTTCGGCACGACCGGATTCGGCACGATCATGCCGTTCCCGATTCCCACTGCCTCGAATCTGCAGGGCGTGATCTACGTGCCGACGCCGGTGACGGAGTTCACCTCGCAGAGCACGACGTTGGCGTTGCCGCCGGGCTACAAGCGGATGCTTCGGCTGAATCTCGCCGTGGAACTCGCCGGCGCGTTCCAGGTGCAGCTCCCGCCGGGCCTCGAAGAGCGGGCGGCGCGCGCGAAGTCGATGGTCAAGGCCGTCAACATCCGCATGACCGATCTGTGGGTCACGCCAGGTGGCCATTACGACATTTTCAGCGATACCTACGTGGAGTGATGCCGCGCTATCCCGCGTTTGTCGGCGGTTCGGCGACCTCGCAATCGCTCATTGCCGATGGCGAGCAGACGATCAACTGGTACGTCGAGCAGATGACCGGCGAAGCGGCCGCGAGCAAAACTGCGCTCTATCCGACGCCGGGCTTCCAGAGCTTCATCCTGGCCGGGCAGATCACCGACCTCGGAACGCGCGCAGGCATTTCCATCAATGGACGCACATTCGTCGTCGTCGGCACCGGCTTCTACGAGCTCTTCGGCTCGCGGCTGGCGACCAAGCGCGGCACGGTCGCGCAGGACAACAATCTCGCCCAGATTGTGAGCAACGGTGTCGGCAACCAACTGCTCATCGGCTCGGGAGGCAACGCCTACTGCTTCGAGCTGGCGACGAACACGCTGACGCAGGTGCTCACGAACGAAGTGACGCAAGTGGGGATGCTCAACAGCACCTTCATCGCGTTCAACGCGGCGCTCTCGAAGATCCGCATCTCGGATCTGAACGACGGATTGAGTTGGGATCCGACGCAGTTCGCGCAGCGCAGCGCGCAGCCCGATCCGTGGAAGGCGATGATCGTCAACTCGCCGGACATCTTCCTCATCGGCGAGCAGACTGGCGACGTCTGGTACGACGCGGGCACTTTGCCGTTCCCGCTCGCGCCGCGGCAGGGGTTGACGCTCGGCTACGGCATTGTCGCCAGCTTCTCGCTGGCGTTTACCGGCGGGGTGGGTTTCTGGCTGACACAGAACAAAGACGGTGCCGGCATGGTCGTGCAGACCCGCGGCTACGCGCCGCAGAAGATCAGCACGCCGGAGCTCGATACCGCGATTGCCCGCTACCAGCGCGACGCCATCATCACCGACGCGGAAGCCCTGGTCTACCAGGACCAGGGACACACGTTCTACGTGCTGCGCTTCCCCGCGGCGAATGCGACGTGGGCGTACGACCTGACGACCGGTTCCTGGGCCGAGCGCGGGAAGTGGAACGCCGCACAGAACCGCTTCGACGTCTGGTGGCCGCGCGTGCACCTGTACGCGTTTGGCTCGCATCTGGTCGGCGATGCGGCGACGGGCACGATTGCGGCGATGGACGTGACCTATCCGTCTGAGGCAGATGGCTCCGCGATTCGCCGACTGCGACGTGGGGCCCCACTGGTCAACGAACAGCGCCGGATGCCGATTCATCGCTTCGAACTGCTGCTGGAAGCCGGACTGGGCGTGCAGAGCGGACAGGGGAGTGATCCGCAGGTGATGTTCCGCGGCTCGAGTGACGGCGGCAAGACCTGGGGGACGCAGCGACAGGCGAGCGCCGGCGCGGTGGGCAAGTACTCGACACGGGTGTTCTGGACGCGGCTCGGCTCCCC